TACCATCACCATCAAAGTCTAGACCGTCCATTACGCCATCACCGTCTTCGTCAATCTCTGTACCTTTTTTAGAAACTGGTGCTGTATCAGATTTAGAATCTCCTGCTTTAGCAGCAAATGCAGCAAATGTTGGATCTACAAGACTTCCACCGGCAGGCTTAGCTGACTCTTTCATTTCATTAGTATGAGACAGACTAACACCGTCTTCTTCATCCATTTTCTGAACTAACATCTTGTCCTTGTCGGTATCAGAGAACCAGTAGTCAATGATCTTGCCATATGAGCCGATGAAAGCACCCAGCATAAGAAGTAGAAGTTCTTTCCACTCACCAGCTATGGGATGACCCAACTCTATGGCAATAAATATGCCACCAACAATAAACATAAATGACCCAAGAACAAGAGCTGTAATAAACCAGCGTCTCCTCATCATTGAATTGAGCAAGGCTTGAAATCCCGTTACTGGTGTTGTTTGTTCTTCTTTCTTTTTAAATAACATATACTTAGGTTTTATATTACCACTTTGGTTCTTCTGAAAACTCTTTCTTCTTTGGAGCTGGTTCTGCAGGTTTAGCAGCTGGTTTCTCAACCACACGCTCAATTACTTTAGTACCACCGGCAGCTTGTTGCTGAGCCTGTGTATTATTAATGATAATACTTGGCTGTGCAGCGGCAGGAGCTGGAGCAGCTTCTTCTTTACCTCCAAAAAATGTTGTACCTACCCAGGTGCCTGCACCAAGGATTACTGTACTGATAGTACCAATCAAAGTCTTCTTAAGACCTGACCAAGTACCTTCTTCTTGTGTTACTTGTTCTTCTGACATAGTTTATGATTTTATTAGTTTAGTTGTTATACGTTTACGGTTATCAAATAATACTAGATTATACATACCTACAGGCATGCTAGAACTTGATACTGGTTTACGAAATGTAAACTCAGTGTCTTCTGTTTTGAACTTACCTAAGTCCATAATAAGTCTACCTTGCATATCATAGACCAGTGCATTCATGTTGCTGTTCTTTGGTAGAAATACTACTACCTCAAACATGCCGGTAGTCGGATTAGGATTTACCGTGATAGTAGGCTCCATGTTTGCAAATACTGGACCTCCTCCATTCATGCGGTAACTAAGAACTATACGGTCTGACTGCAACACAATGTTGTAGTGATCACCGTTTTCATCAGATGCATCCATCAAACGCCTCACATATACAAAGCTGGTGATGTCTGTACCAGGATTCTTAGGTGAGAACTTAAGCTTATAAGGAGTAAAGTCTCCAGTTAAGAAACCCTTATCCTGGTTATTCATTCCACCAAACCTTACTATACCTTTTATACTGTCGTTAGTTACATACTGAAGCCAAGGTCCGTCAATGTTAGACTGGATCTGCTCAAAACGAACAACCGCAGGATCATACTTCATCTCAAACTGTAAACCTGTGTTCTTGTACCCTGCGTAGCTTACGTTAAACGGTACATACAAAGGCTGTGTATTGTTTACATAAGTATCAGGTACAGTTACATTTATGTTACCACGGTATATTGTACGAGCTACAAGTTGCCCCTGTGCATTATATACTGGTGAAGAGTGAGAACGATCTACGTCACCCAGTAACATATACTTGATATCAATGTTTGTAGAGTTAACTGTAGTCACAGAGTCATATACAAACAAACCTTTATCACGGTTATTGGCCCAAGTGGTCCACTGGTTTGCACCCATAGCCAATGAGTCAAACTCATTCTTCAAGAATACATTCACAAGACGAGCTGTATCAATTGGCTGTAGTCCTGATACAGAAGCATAGATGTTATAAGGATCACCACCATCTAATACTCCATTACGGCTAACATCTGCTATCAAATAAGCCAAGCCGTTGGTTAGATACGTCCTTGGAAAGTTCTGATTAATATCAGCATTCTTAAACTCATTTAAAGTCTTTACAGCATCTGCTACAGTAACAGCACGGTCACGCATTGTGATCAAACTATCCTGAGGAAACACTACTTTAATCTTATACTTAGTGTTCTGCTCTATGTTACTTAATGTATAAGTACCATCTGCAGCAGGAACTGTACGTGATGCTTCTACACCTGTATTGTTATCATAAGCAATAAGTGTAGGAAGGCCAGTACTAGCACCCATCCATATTTTACCAGAGATAGTCAGGTTACCTTGTAAGAAAATAGCAAGCTTCTTATTAGTCAGCGTTGCTACGTTATCTCCTATACTGGTACCGTCTACTCTAAAAAGTCTTGCCCAGTTAACAGTAATCGTATCTGATACGAAGTTGGCTGCAACAGCATTGATCTTAAACTTATTATGGATTATGTATCCATTGTTTGTACCAAATCCACTGCCGGCAGGAAGCGTAAGATAGTTACGTCCTACTGACCAGGCATTGTCTGCAGAGTAGACATAACTTCCATTACTATACCCACTGTACTTATAGTCATTAAATTGTCTATAGTCCAGCTGAGGCTGACGACCAGTAGTTACATACGGAGTGTCTATGTGAGTACTCAGATGCGTAAACAGGTCCTTCTTAAACTGAAAGTCAACCTGAAACGTTCTGATATCCACAGAACCACTAGGCTGGTAGTACCACGCCACATCTAAAGTATCTCCTCTTTTTACACTAGCTAACTGCTGAAAGTGTCCGATTGTTTGTGAGTAAGTGAGTGTTGAAAGAAGAAGAAAGCAAGCAAGCAAAAGTTTTTTTATCATAGGAGTTTGTCAATTAAAGCCTGACAGGCTTTTTTGATTACGTTACTAACAGATTGTTGATTAGGTTTTCCATCCTCAGGTACGACCAAGTTGGCCATAACTATTTCAGAAGAAGACTCTTCAATTTTCTTTGAGCTTACAAGCTTGCCGTTTTTATATAGCATGCCTTTCAAACCCATAATAGTAGTATTACTCTGCTTTTTAAAGACAGAAACACCACCATTTGTCTGTACGATATCAAAGAAGTATATCTCCGTAACTAGACTTAGTTCACCCTCATACTTTTTAGGAAGCAGGTCAAGTCCTTTGTCCTGAAGCACTTCAGCCAAGATGTTCTTTACACCAAAGCTTAGATTCTTATTAGCAGTAAGCGGACCAGTAGGAATATTGTTCCGTACACTATCAATATATATACTTTGTGAGTATGATGATACCCACACAGTACAGAATAGCATTATAAAATAACCTCTAAGGTTCATAACGTTAGATTTAGAGGTTGGTTTTATTATGAATCAGCGTCCTTGTCCTCGGTACTTGGAGACTGCCTTGTCCTTTGGTCCTCTGCTTTTGGCAGCTTTACCGCCCTTACGTTTTCCAAAGGTGACCTTTCTTGATTCTCCGGCTTTGGAGCCTTTGGCCTTAGCCATATCTTGAAGTTTTTAGTAATAACTTTTTTTATCATGCAAGTAATGCGTGATACTCTTTAAAGTGTTTGATACGATCTGCTAAACCAATAGTACCACCGTTTACACGCTTTGTAGCTTTTGTAACAGTCTCAACACTAGAACCTTGGTCAGCAATGGTGTTAAGACCATTCTTACTCCAGAACCAGGCAGCAGATGCCAAAGGATATTTGGTAGCTACTAGATCAGGATTATCTACTATACTCTCTGGTACAGAAGCATCAAATGCAGTATAGTTCTGCTTACCGGTCAATTGGATATATCCACGACCACGAAACTTATATCCTTCACCAGAAGCTTCAGGACCGTTACCCATACGTCCACCGTATACACGGTTAGCAATCTTTTCAGGCTTGCGTGCATACTGATCAGCCAAAGCCTGTGTAGGAAAATACTTTTTAAAAATGCCCATAAGACCCTTAGCTGAATAGTTAAGGTTCTCTTGCGTTAACTTAAATCCACCTGACTCGTGTCCACACTGAGCTAAGAAGTGAGCAAGACGTAGCGGTGTGTTCACTGCAAACTTCTGCATCACTTCAGGGATCTGTGCAATAACAGTATCAGGTACATGACCTTTGAGACGTGATAAATCCATATACTAAGAATTAAATATTAGCCTTAGGCTTGGGTTTGTAGTACTTCTTTTTCTTCTTCTGCTGTACTGGAGCAGCGGGTGCAGGCATAGTTTGTGCCTTTACCTCTTCAACCTTCTTCACTACTTTCTTTTTGAAGAGGCTGAGAAGCTTTTGAATCAACATTTTCATATTATCTGTTTTTAGATCCGATCTTCCAGTAACTCTGGAATCCGTAGTTTACATTGCCATTGATATCAGAACCGGCTTTTACACCCATAATCTGATCACGCTTGGTCTTTAGAATTAATCCTACTTCAGCTGTGCTGGGAGCAAGCTTTGCATCAACATTTATAGCACCTCCTATATAAACTTGATTACGTTTAGGAGGATACTTGGTAATGGTGATCTTTTCGGTTATAGTAGGAATCTTATATTTATAGTCGTAGGATCTATTTAATAGTTTATTAAACTGTGTAGTATCTGCTACAGCTATGTAACCCAGAGTATCTAGTTTCAAAGTATCAGAGTATACATTCTTTGAAGCATGCTCTTTAACCAGTGCCTCAAACTGCAACTTTAAAGCTGCATAGTTTGTATCAGGCAAGTACTGAGGAGGAAGAGTATCAATATCATAGATTACTTCCCGGATAGTCATTTGGCGTATAATAGTACTGTCATGCTCGTTCCATACAGTGTCACGAACTACTACAGTATCTGCTTTAGGCTTATCAAAAAAGCCAAATCCGTTGTTGCAACCAACGCGGGATAGCAGGATAAGACCAATAACTACCAGAATACCTATCGTATACTTATTAAGCTTCATCTTCTTTCTTTTTCTTGTGGCTGAATTTATCTACGCTGTCTGCTCCTATACCCACACAGGTCATAATAAGAACAGCGTCCACAAGAGCATCAGACGGCTTGATATCACCGTGAGTAAAAGAGTTTGCTGTAAGAGTTACACAGAGAAACAGTGCACCCATAAATCCAACTACCGGCTTAATAGATGTAGACCCGCGTTCATCTTTGAAGAGGTCCAATAACCATTGCTTAAAACTCATATAGTACGTTTTTTAGGTTTAGGATTAGATGTATTGTCAGGTAGCACAGCATATAACTCGTTGGCTATAAAAGGCTTAGGGTTTTCTTTACCCGGAGTATTAGCTGCTGTCTTTCCTCCGTAGACTTGACGTTCTAGGTTGTCTATACGAGTCTTGTCTATATTAGACTGGGCCATAAGAGCCTTGACATCAGCTTTAATTTCGTTGACGTCATTCCAGATCATCAGACTGACAATAGACACAAGACTGGGAAACACCCAGACTTTGAATGCTGCAATAGCCGGATTTTCCTTTACCATCTTTAGCTAGCCTTTACAAGTTTGAACTCATAGACATCCCCAGCTGGCTTTTTCAAGCTGATAATCAATGTGTTAGGGATGATGTTTCCTTTCTTGTCCTTACGTACAAAATAGCGGAGCTTCTCAGGGTGAGAAACAGCTACCTGATTAGCACCTGGAGCTACATTAGCTGCAGGAATCTCAACGAGATTAGCAGGCACCTTAGCACCACTCATCATTGTACCGGGGATAGGCCAGCCCAGAGCATCTTTCTGAGCATAGAACTTCTTTGACATCTTATATAAGATTTATAAACCTAGAATATGTAGGGCCTAAATAAACTCTACAATATAATATACGAAATTTTGTAGAACTTACCTATATTTGTAGACCAAACCCTTTGAAATTTATGGACCCAAAAACCTATGCTATCCAGCTTGAAAAGAAGCTGATAGAGCAGTTTAAAGACTCTTTCTATGAAAAGATGGGGTATTACCCAACAGTAATAACCCGAGTACAAACAGACATGGATCAGTACATACCTATGATGAGCCTGCAGTCACTGGAAGAATTCTTCCAACCATTCTTACCTACTAAGTATGGCAGGATAGTAAGACTTCAAAGTAAAGACCGGTATAGAGAAATCGTAGAACTCAGAAGCATATACTGTTTTCTTGCCAGACAGCTGGGTTACAGCCTAATAAGTATAGGTGAAAGTCTAGGCAAAAGAGATCATACAACGGTAATCCATAATGTTAGTTCTTGTAAAAACCTTTTACAGACCTGTGAAACCTTTAGGCAGAAATATCTTACAATCCTCACCTATATAAAAGAACATTATGAGTCACCAACTATGGACAACGCTAATCAAGTACAATGTGAGCCCGAACCAGCTCTACTTCCTTGATTGCTGCAGAAACAAAATTAAACCGACCAGCCTCATAGATGTAGATGCTGAAAGAGAATCCGCTACAAACAGAGGTCATATCGGACAAGATGGTAAACTAACTCCCGGGGCACTATTTATCCTGGATGAATTTGAAACTTTACTAGCCAAGACAAAAAAGAGGGTAGCTTCAGAAATCCTTGGTACTGACGCATTTAACGCTATAACTACCTACAGAAACATGTTTCCTGCCCAGAAATTACCTTCTGGAGAACTGGCTAGACAGTCGGTACAGGAACTTAAGGACAAGTTTGTTTGGTTCTTTAAAACCTATCCTGAGTTTGACTGGGACCTGGTACTGGATGCCACTGATTACTACGTGTATACCAAGCAGAAAGACGGTTACTTGTACATGATTAACAGCTCTTATTTTATACAGAAGACTGACCCTCGTACTAAGATTAGCCGCTCAGCCCTGGCCGACCATTGCCAGATGATATTAGACAACCCAGAGATTCTAAAAACTGCCTAAAAAGTTGTAGATTATTATGTAGACTTTTTTGTTGTTCTACAGTTTTAGTTCTACATTTACACTTACAAAACACATTCCACATGGAAACACTAACACACAAAGAGGAGCTAAAACAGCTCTTTACTCAACTCCCCTCTGCTAGGCTCACCGGAGATACCGGTGATGAAGTTAAATTAATTAACTACTCTATTCTTGAGACTATCGTAAGTAAGATGATGAATAAAGCTTACTACACAGGTAAAGCTGAAGGTCTTGATTCTCTTCAAAGCCTGATGGACGAAGTTTTTTCAAAGTAATTCATACTTACATTATATGGGGCTAGCAGAAGAAAAATACGGATGCAGAAGTTATGTCAGCGTTCTAGAAGAAGGTTTGACATACATAGAAAAGAGAATGACCGGTGAGATCAAGTCTCTTAAGACACCATGGCCTGGCTTTAATCAAGCAGGCGTTGGTGGACTTGAGTGGGGATCTATGCTCACTATCGGTGCACGTCCTGGTGCAGGAAAGACTATGATAGCCTCTCAAATAATAAGAGAAGCACACCGCCTTAATCCTGATCAGAAGTTTAATATTGTTGAGTTCCAGTTTGAGATGGGTGCCAAGCAGTACGCAGCACGTCAGTTTGCAGCTGAGGTTGCTGAAGACTATGGAGTCATCTTAAGTACAGAAAAAGCGTTAGATAATTTTATCTACGAAAGAGCTAAACAGTATATCCAAGAAACGAAGTTCCTTTTTTCTAAAGGAATACACAGAGATATGTTTCCTATATCTCTTAATCACAAAGAAATAGAAGACGCTATAAAGATCAAGTACGTGGATGGCGGACGTAAGCCAATGATTGTTACAATAGATCACAGTTGGCTTATCAAAAGAACAAGCTCAGAAAAAGATAAGTTTGATGTTCTCTACAACACAACAGAAGTTCTCATGAGATTAAAAAATGAGATTCCTATTACTGTTGTAATGATCACTCAGTTAAACAGATCCATGGATGAGTCTTCACGTAAAACACCTGGGTCTATTGCAAACTATCCTACAAGCTCTGACATCTTTGGCGGTGACGCACTGATGCAAGGATCTGATATGGTAGTAGCTCTATCAAGACCTTTTAAATCTGACATTCGTTCATACGGTCCTTATGCTTACGAAGTAAACAAAGAAGATGTCTTTATGCACCTTCTTAAAGTACGTAATGGTGACGAACAAAAAAGTATTGTCTTCCTAAAAATGGATGGCAAGAACCAGCGTATGGTAGAAGTACCAGAGTTCACAGCAACAAGACCTGACGGAACATACTTACGTTATTCACAAAGAACAGGAGGTGGAGGTACAAGAAATATATCTGCTCCTATTGGTAGTGAATTAGATTAAAACACAATCACATGTTCAACACATCACAACAAACACTAACTCAAGACGATGTCAAAGAGTTTAAGAAACAAAGACTTGAAGAAGTCAGAGACTACCATCAGTCGTTAATTAATAACCTTGGCATTCCTAGAACAGACTTCAATATGAAGATGGCTTTCTATGATAAGCAAGCTAGAATGGTAGTTGGAATTTTTGCATCTGAGTTTAAGAAAGAAAAAGGATTCTACTTTGAACTAATCACTCGTGATCTAGAACCAGCAGATCCTAACCGAACAGTATATCGTATACCATATAACTCTTCATTTGAAGAGGAGTATGAGATCAATGAAAAAGGTTCTTATCTAGTACCGTTAGAAGAGCTAAGAGCTATTGATGCACAAAGTGTTGCTATCAATGGTCAATCAGCGTTACTAGAAACAGCTAAGCCTCAAAACATAAAACAAGTTACAGCTTATAAAGCACCTGCTCCTATGGAAGATGGTCCATACAGCGAGATGACAATCCGTGACTTTATGGCTATTACTACAGGCAAACCTGTTAGTGCTAAAACATGGCTTAACGAACTTATAAAATCAACATCTAAGTAATATGGCACAAGGCATCCTAGTTATTGCAGAGTCCGGTGCTGGTAAATCTACCAGTATAGAAAACCTGGACCCAAAAGAAACATTTATTATTAACGTAGCTAACAAGCCTCTCCCTTTCAAAGGCTGGAAGAAAAAGTACATCCAATGGAGTAAAGATAACCCTACAGGTAATCTGTACACCGGTTCTTCCGCACAACAAATTGAAGCAGCTTTAGGTTACATCAACTCTAAACGTCCTGAAATCAAGACTATTGTCATTGATGACTTTCAGTACATGTCTAGCTTTGAGTTCTTTGACCGCAGCGATGAGAAAGGCTATGAGAAATTTACTCAGATCGGTGCTAACCTAGCTCGCATTGCACGTATGCCTAAGGATCTCAGAGATGATCTTACTATTTTCTTTCTTACACATGCTGAAGAGTCAACAGACTTAGAAGGTAAACGCAAGTTTAAAGCAAAGACTATCGGCCGTATGGTTGATGAGAAGCTTAGCCTAGAAGGTTTGTTCTCTATTGTTCTCTTTGGTAAAGTCAAGAAAGACAAAGATGGCAACATCCGTTTTGTATTTGAGACACAAAACAATGGTGAGAATACATGCAAAAGTCCTAAAGGCATGTTTGACAGCTTTGAGATAGCTAATGACTTGGCTCTTGTTAAAGAGTCTATATATACTTATGAAAACTAATTCCTCATTTTTTAAATTCAAAAACACAGCGTATGTTCAGTACAAGCGGACAGGAAGTAAAACAAAGTGGCGGTTCTTCCAAGTCATTTAACCCCGGAGTAGTTTATGCTCACATTAACAGTGGTCAACTGCGTACATCAAACAAAGGTGACAAGAAAGTACTGGAACTCTATTTAGAGGGACCAGCTCTTGAAAACTTTGAAGGATGGCCAATTGACAAAGACAACCCTGATGGACCTAAGTACAAAGGTCAGACAGCTCGTGTTGGAGCCACTATGTGGACTGACGAGTTTGCTAATACAAACGTATCTCGTAATGAGATCATGTATAAGCTAACTATTATTGCTACAGAACTTGGTCTTAAACATGAACTAGATTCTATTCAGGCTAACACCATTGAAGAATGGGTTAAAGAAGTAATTGATCTAGTAAAAGGTCAGAACTTATATTGGTTCTTAAAGGGTACAGAGGAAGAATACAATGGAAAGACTATTGTAAAACTATCTCTGCCAAAATACAAGTTTGTTTCTATTGATGAAGCTAAGCTTGACAAGTTTGATAAATCAAATAAGTATCACTATAAAGCTTTAGTAACAAAGACTGTTGGAAGCTTTGAGCCAGCCACTGATGATTTTTCAATGTAAGGTTTAATGGTTATCACGGGGACTGGTTTTTACTAGTCCCCATTTTTTATTTCTAACACCGCTGCTATGTTTATTACAAAAAACTTAGTGCATGACGTCAAAGATGTCCCGGTGTCCTGGATATTTGAGCACTTTTGCAAGCTCAAAGAAAAGCTTAACGGTCATGACGTAAAAATCAAGAGTATATTCAATCCTAAAGAACGTACTCCTAGCATGTGTATTTATCTTAATAAGGATAACGTATACAGATATAAGGATTTCTCATCAGGTAAATATGGCTCTGCAATAGATCTGGTTAAAGATATTACCCAGCTTTCATACTATAAAGCTTGTCAGCAGGTAGTAGAAAAGTATAATGACTTTGTCCTGCATAACAACGGAGGCTATGATCTTCAAGAGTTTAAACAGGCAAGTAAATACAAAGTATCGTCTACTAAGTCTAGACAGTGGAATACATCGGATCAGTATTTCTGGACCCAGTTTAATATTGGAACCAAGCTTTTAACTGAGCACCATGTGATTCCTTTAGAGTCATACTATATGATAAAAGATGATAAAGAACTTTGTATCAAAGGAAACTATCTATACGGATATCATAAAGCAGACGGCAGTCTTTACAAAATCTACCAACCAAAGACCCTGGATAAGAAGTTCATTAAAGTTTCTGACTATGTTCAAGGTTCTGAACAGATTAAAAACCACCCATTTTTAATCATAACCAGTTCTCTTAAAGATATCATGTCTCTAAAAAGTCTAAAGCTTTCTATAGACATCATAGCCCCAGACTCAGAGAACTCCCTGATCAAAAAGGAGCTAATGAATGAGTACCTGAAAAAGTACAAAAAGGTGGTTGTTCTTTTTGACTATGACGAAGCAGGAATAAAAGCCATGGAACGTTACCAAGAAGTGTACCCAGGTGTCCAGACAGCTGTACTACCAATGAGCAAAGATGTATCTGACTCTATCAGAGATTATACTGCACGGGAAGTGCGTGACAGATTAGTCCCCATTCTGAATAAAAAGTTGGAGAACTAAATAAGTTCTACATTATATTTGTAGAGCTAATCCATATCCCTATGCAACAACCCTGGTTTTATAAAAACAAAGAGGTCCATACTATAGAAGACCTTCCAGATCATGAGAACATCCACGGGTTTGTATATCTGATACAAGATACAATTACATACAAATTCTACGTAGGTAAAAAGGTCCTGCGTAATGTTCGTAAAACAAAAATCTCACAGCGTTTAAAGAAAGCTACTAAGACCCGTAAAACATATCAGCGGACTATAAAAGAGTCTGACTGGAAAGATTATCATGGCTCTTGTAAAGAACTACAAGATGACATACAGAAGTATGGTAAGCAAAGATTTAAACGCACAATACTAGAACTCTGCTGCACAAAGAAATATTTAAGCTTCTGTGAGATTAAGTGGCAGATTAAACTAGAAGTATTAAATGGCGGAAGCTATAACGGAAACATCCTGGGCCGTTACTATATCCGGGATATGCAAAACTGTTTTAAATCATGACTATCTATTTGATAAAGTATACTAACAACGATACTAATGAGACTTTTAATCTAGCATTCAGCAACTTAACAGATGCTAGAAAAGAACTTAATAAGCTTATAAAATATGCCGTTGTTACTATTTACAACGATGAACAACAAGGTCCAATACGTGTATTCAAGCCAAAGAACCAAGCTGACGTAATCAACCTTATAAATTCACTATAATGGAAACCGTAACTAAGTCTGTAGAAGACATTCAAAAAGAATATGACCAGATCATTGCATTTCTGGAATACGAAGAAGCATTTACAGTAGACCCAAGAACGCAGGAGCGTATTCGTAGAAAACTTCAACAGTTGGGCATATGGCCAGTAAACTAGAAGAACTAATACTCAAGTATCCTAAGATTTTTGAGCAGTACGAAGGTAATCCTGGTATGGTTAACTGGTTAGATCTGCCTGAAGGTTGGATACCAGTAGTAGATAAACTATGTGGAGCTATTCAATCATACATAGATAATGTAACCCGATATACAGAAGGTAAAACATATAAGACTCCTCAAGTAACCTGCACGCAGATGAAAGAGAAGTTTGGTGGACTACGCTTCTATGTAAACGGAGGAGATAATCATACAGACGGTATGATCTATATGGCAGAGCACTTGTGCTCACTAACCTGTCAAAAATGTGGATCTGAGAAAAACATAGGACAAACAAAAGGTTGGATAGCTACACTATGTGAAGAGTGTGGTAAAGAACAATCAACTTGGAAAATCAATAACGCATAACTATGGAACTAGAAAGCATAATGCAAGAATCAATAGAAGTCTTAGAAAAAGATTTCTATAATAGAAAGTTCTTCTACTCGTACAGTAGCTTGAACAAACTGATCTGGAATCCTCAGATCTTTTATCAAATGTATGTACTGGGTCTGAAAGAAGAGAAGCTAGATGCACATCTAGTTCAAGGTAAACTAATCCACCTACTCCTATTAGAGCCTGAAAAGTTTGAGAAAGAGTTTATGATGACTCCTTCCACTCTTCCATCAGGAAATCTTAGAGTAGTAGTTGACAGAGTATTTAAACACTACACAGAACTAAGTCGTAACGGTGATGACCGTACAGAGCTTGCACAGTTTGACGGTGCTATCCTGGATGTTATGAAAGACATGAACTACTTCCAGAATCTTAAGACAGATCAGCAACGCCTAGACAAAATTGTTACTCCTGAAGCTATATCATACTGGGAGTTCTTAAAAACCAAAGGGGATAAAACACTTATTGATCCTGACACTTTTAAGTTTTGTACAGACGCGGTTGACATTATTAAGACTAATGAGCAAGTGTGTAGGCTTATTGGATGTGATGTAACTGAGTTTGACAGCAAAGAAGTAATCAATGAATTACCTGTAAGTGCAGAGTTCAGTAACAAAGCTTACGGTCTTAAAGGTATAATTGATAATCTAGTAATTGATCATGATAAAAAGATCATTTACGTTAACGATATCAAGACTACCAGCAAAGATCTAAAAGACTTTCCTGAGACTATAGAGTATTACTCTTACTGGTTACAAGCTATTATCTACATGATTATAGTTAACCACCTGTACGGAGATCTTACCGGCCAAGGTTATCAGACCAAGTTTCACTTTGTTGTTATAGACCGGACCTTCCAAAGCTATGCCTTCCCTGTTTCTGAAGAGACACTAAACAAGTGGCTGGACAGATTCCAAGACTGTATAGCCAAAGCAGAGTGGCACTATAAAAACAGGAGCTATGAGCTACCTTATGATTTTGCAAAAGGGCTTGTAGTTCTATAAATAGAACTAATGATGATAGAGAGCTTATACACGAAATATTTCCAGAAGTCACGGTCCTTCTTGTTCCCCGCCCTGGGGATCAAGAAGACCGCAAACTTCTCTCCGTCTGGAACTTATGTGGCCCTAGATGGTCTAATCCAGCCGGAAGATGTCAAACTAATCTGTGCTTACAAAGAAGACCCCTCTGAAGGGTTCAGGATCTTTGAAGAGCAGATGCTTTTAAGTAATCCTTTATTCAACCAAGTACTCCATATCCGTGATTATAACCTCTATGTATTTGATTTTCAGACATATACAGACGACTGGTTTAACTTTATGCTTGGCAAATACTCTAAGCTATCCAATGTTTTAAAGAGAGCTATCAAAACGTACTACGGGGAAAACTCTACCGAGTACAAGTACATAGAGTCCTTTTTGTATCCTGATAAGCACTTTGAAGTATACGCAAAGCTTCTAGACGTAGAAGTCCGCACTCTTAGAAAAATAGGAGAGCTCTGTGACCCCTGTGACTTAGAAAAAGAAAACCTAAAAATTCCTGTAGAAGATTTGGAGATCTTGCAGAAAACTGTTTAATTTTGTAGAACTTAATTATAGACCTTATGAATAAATCAATGATGCTAGTTACCGGCAGCTGGGGTAACAACAAGACATTTAAAATGATCCCTGTTACACCAGAGTGTCCTTTTAACGAAGCAATATTTGACCGTGATAGTAAAGTACTTGCTCTTATTGGTAAAGAAAAGAAACAGAGCATGCACATGGTTGCAAAGCTTGATGATAACGGAGATGTTAAAACACTAAAGTTAGGAAGAAGAGCAGGTGGTAAAGAGTATGCAGAAGAGCGTAAGACTCTAGAAACATACTATGAATACTATGTAGAGAACCCAGATGAGATTAAAAATATAATTAACCTGTTTGCTGTAAACGCTGACTCCTTTGACTACACTCAGTATATGGAGCAAGCATATGTAGAAGAACCTACTAGTAATCTAATCACTGTCTAACGACAGTCCTATGACCAAACCCAACCTAAAGGCAGATTTAAACCTGCCTTTTTTTGGCAAGACTAAAGGGGGAACAGCTTAACTGAACGTCCGTATCATGAGTAACCAACAGACACACTGGGTGATGGACTACGAAACACTTTGCAATTGTTTTGTAGCAGTCTTCCAACACTATAAAGATGAAGGTGTCAGACACATATTCATCATACACAAAGACCGAAATGACTTTACAAAGTTTGTAAACTTCTTAAAATCTTGTGTAAAGAATAAACAGTACCACATCTCATACAACGGTCTGGCATTTGACGCTCAGATCACGCAGTGGATAATAGAGAATCATCAAACATTATCTACTAAGAGTACAGAAGATATCGTAAAAGGTATCTATGACTTTGCACAGAAAACAATATCTCGTACAGACAGAGGAGAATTCCAAGAATATCCACCTTTTAAGTTAAGGATTAAGCAGATTGACTTGTTTAAGATGAACCACTGGGACAACCGTGCCAAGATGAGTTCTCTTAAATGGATACAGTATTCCATGGACTGGGATAATGTAGAAGAGATGCCACATCCCCATCATGCCCCTATTGAAGATGATGTACAACTTAAGAGTTTAGTATCCTATTGTATTAATGATGTACTATCTACTAAAAAAATATTACACCACAGCAAAGAACAGTTAGTACTAAGACAGAATCTAACCAGAGAATATGGTATAGATCTGTATAGTGCATCTGAACCCAGGATATCAAAAGAACTATTCTTGCACTTCCTGCATCAAAAGTTAGGCTGGGAAAAAGCAGAGATAAAACAACTGCGTACTCCTAGACCATATATTATTTTAGCAGACTGTATACTACCATATATACAGTTTAAAACACCAGAATTTCAAAGTGTACTTGAGTATTTTAGAAAGAAGGTAATTACATCTACAAAAGACGGGTTTAAGCACAGCGTCACATATCGTGGAGTACAAACTGACTACGGTCTGGGTGGTATTCACGGTGCTACAGACGCAGGTGTTTATGAAGCTAAACCTGGATGGACCATCATGACCTCAGACGTTACTAGTTTCTATCCAAACCTTGCTATCAAAAATGGTTTTCATCCTGAGCACTTACCTGCAAAAGAGTTTGGTGAGCTCTATGAATGGTTCTTTGAAGAACGTAAGAAGATTCCTAAGTCTGATCCTAAGAACTATGTCTACAAGATTATCCTGAACTCTACCTACGGCCTTACAGGTGATGAGAACTCTTTCCTGTATGACCCACGCATGACTATGCAGATTACTATCAACGGACAACTAAGTCTTAGTATGCTTTATGAGATGATCTGTGAGGAGATTCCTGAAGCTGTACCGCTCATGCAGAACACAGACGGTCTAGAAACTATGATCCCCACATCTGCTGTAGAAAAGTATATGAATATCTGCACCAGATGGGAAATGATGACTAAACTGTCCTTGGAGCATGATCAGTATAAGAAGATGATCATCCGAGACGTCAATAACTACATTGCCATCAACAAAGATGATAAAGTAAAATGTAAAGGTGCCTTTGAGTGGGAAGATCTAGACAAAAAGAAAGTAGCTGTATTTCATAAGAATAAAAGCTTTCTAATAATCCCCAAGGCTATCTATGCATACTTTGTAAATGGTACTAAGCCAGAAACATTTCTAGCACAGAATACAGAAATAACTGATTACTGTGCAGGAGTAAAAGCTAAATCCGGCT